CAACATAACTAGAGAACTAAAGTATTTGTCTAAGGAACTAGACATACCTATAATTCTACTATCTCAGTTGAGTAGAGGAGTTGAGCAGAGAGAGAATAAACGCCCTCTTATGAGCGACCTACGCTCTTCTGGTGAGATTGAACAAGATGCTGACTGTATTATTATGGTGTATCGTGATGAATATTATACTAAAGAAGAGTCAGAAGATAGAGGATTAGCAGAAATTATAGTAGCAAAGAACAGAATGGGTCAGATTGGCTGGGTCAAATGTAAGTTTGAGGGTCAGTATTCTAAATTCTCAGACATGGAGCGAAATATTTATGGTGAATAATAAAGAAGAAGAACTAGTTAGTTGGTGTTGTCATACAGAATTTATAGGTGATACAGATATTTGTTCTGAGTGTCTTGACCATGCTACGCCAGTGAAATGGACATTCGATGATGGAGTTATACATGACTAAAATCACACAATCAGCAAGGGGTAAGCCTTGCCAAGTTAGATTACATGGGTGTATGCCCGATAATGAAACCGTAATTTTTGCACACATGAATGGTGGAGGCATGGCAAGGAAACAAGCAGACCTGTTTGGAATGTACGCTTGTCTTAATTGCCACGACATATATGATGGTCGTAAACATCTTGACCCACCACTAGAAAGTGAATGGTTAGAGTTGCAAGTATTGAGGGCGGTAATATGTACACAAAAAATACTTCACAGAGAAGGCTTGATTAAGTTAAAATAGAACTTCATTAATTAAAGGAGTGATGTATGGAAGATTTAAAAGTGTTAGTAGATAAAGTTTTAAAGAACAGAAGCCTAACTATATTTTTAGCTATAGTAGTAGTTGCATTGTTTATGGGATGGGTCGGTGGATAAAGAGAACGACATTGTAAACAACCCCTCACACTATACGCAAGGTAAGATTGAGGTTATTGATTTTATCATTGACCAAAATATGGATTACCTTACTGCGTCTGCCTTAAAGTATTTATGTAGACATGCACACAAACATAAGGGTGAGGGGCAAATAGAAGATTTAAGAAAGTGCAGATATTATATTGAAAAATTAATTGAAACACTTGTCAAGGATGATGTACAATGATTAGTAGAAGTATTCATAGAGATAAACCAAAGGAAGCTATATTTAAAACTTTGGTACAAGATTACTTTTTAGAGAATCCAATGACTAAGGAAGCCACTATCCAAATAGGTAAGACAAAAAGAACAGATGCTCAAAACAGATTATACTGGTGTTGGGTGGAAATCATGTCAAAGGAAATTGGTTATTCTAAACAAGAAATGCATTTACTTCTTGGTGATATGTTCTTAACTAAGATTGAATTTGAAACAAAGAAAGGCAAAGTAATATCGCAGATACCCTCAACAACAGAACTAAAAGTTAATGAGTTTATAGATTACATTTGCGAAATAGACATGTTAGCTGGTGAGCATAGTATAAAGTTACCACATAACGATGACTATAGAATAGTAACTCAGTATGATAGATGATTTAGAAAGTATAATACAAAATCTCAAAGATGCATTAGAGTTAGCAAGGGAAGAAGATGAACCAAGAGATATGCAAATAAGGTTTGTGTTAACATTAGCAATTAATGAATTAGAAACCTTGCGATACGAAACTGAAAATGACTACGGAAATAAATACCAGACTAATTTCTAAAAGATTTAATATAAGTCCTGTTCCTGCGTCAAGACCACGAGTTACAAGGTGGTCTACTTACTACCCAAAGAAATACACCAAGTTTAAAACAGATATGGAAGCACTTACAAGTGAGTTGAATACGACTCCCTGTGATATCTTGCTTTCTGTTTCAATAGACTTTATGGTAGAGATACCTAAGTCATGGTCAAAAAAGAAAAAAGAAATACATAACAATACTTATTGTAATAACAATGCTGATATAGATAACTACATTAAAGCAATACTAGACAGTCTAAATACTGTTTTTTTTATAGACGATAAACAAGTTGTGGAAATTTATGCTAGAAAGATTTATAGCACAGACCCACATATCTTATACAAACAAAAGGAGTGTCAAAAAAATGACGAGGGCAGAATTATGTGAGGCATTGGCAACAGACTATGCAAGAAGAGCAACAGTATTAAGTTTAAAGTTTGATGAGGCTTATAATAAATATTTAAAAAGATGTGAGATAAGAAGTTACGAAAATTTATTGCAACAGTTTAGTCATGGTAATTTATTAACCCTTACCTCAAATGTACAAAAAAAGTACAGTGAAAATGAATACATTGTATCTGCTGTAAGTGATGATGATTGTGAAGATGGAGTGTGTAAGTTATGAGTATGTATTGGATAGCATTGTTTTATTGTTTTCTATTATTTGTTACAATGTTAATAGGTTAAATAGATTCTATTTACTAAGGTATAATTCCTATTTTGAATTGAGTAACTTATGAACGAAGCAACAGAACAAATTAATCTAAAGATTAACAAAAGAGATTTAAAATTTATAGATGCAAAGGCAGAGAGATATGGAATTAGTCGCTCTTCTTTGTTAAAGATATTTGCATTAAACGGAGAGTTGTCCGTAGCAAATTTAGATAGAGATAAATTGAGGTTGCCAGTAACATAGATTTAGAGGGGAACTTCTTACAGTGAGTACATCATTGATATTACCATACCCCTCATATATTCATGATGTGGTAATATAGTTTAAGGCTTGTCGTTGATGCGAGTATGTACAATCAACATAATCGAAGGGTCTTAGTAGCCCCTTTTTTGGCAAGTTTACCTGTACTTGTGATTACAAACAGGTATCTAATCGTACTTTCTAGCCCTTTTTATTCTTTCATTGTATGATGGGGCTTGGCTATTAGGTATAAATCTATCTAGTTTATCTAAATATTCATCATACCAACGACCTCTTAACATTCCTGGTACTATAGTATCGACATCTTCTGAACCTCTAAAGCGTTCATACCATTTAGCAAACACATCTGATTGCTCAGAAATACTTCCATCATCAAATGCTTTTTGAATTTTCTTTTGATTACCTTGACCAATAACATGAGGTGGATTTTCATCATAGATGTTAGCGTAAACAAATTTAGTCTGAGAATCTAAACCATCTTTTTGGTTTGTATCTTTTAAGTAATCATAATAAGATGTTAGATGTCCACCAGTAAATTGGAATAATCCATAACCTTTATTTTCTTCAGTAGTATCTTCTATTTGTTGCCAACTAAAACTACCACCAGTTTCTACATCTATGTTACCTAGTAAAGCAGGGAGTTCATCTTCCTCAAACCCTGCTCTAAGTAAAGAGTCTGCTGCTGCTTTGATTCGTGGGTTATTTTCAAAAATACTCCCATCATCATTAGTCATCATGCCCATACTACTAGCCGAACATAGACTTAATGTCAGCAGAGATACCCAAATCTTCATACTGTTCTTTATCTTCTTCTTTAATTTTTTCATATTTCTGTGTTTCTGGATTAAACATCATTGTAGGTTCTTTAACCCATGCTGGTTTTTTACCATACATTTCCATAGCTTTATTATAACCTTCTTCAGTTTTCCAAAAGTCATCTTTTGTATCAACACTACTTGTACCACCTGCATCTTCAGTCATACCCATAGACCTAGATGGAGTGTTGTCTTTCATTGGTGTTGCTCTATCTTGCATCCCTGTACTTCCTGCTTTCATTTTAGCAGACTCGGAATCTTTTCTAACATTAATATCCATGTCATAACTTTCTTGCATTTTTTTATCAAGTGCATCTTCAAGTGCTTGACCTTCAAGATTTGATTCATCACCATCTATTCTTACCTCTAATGGTTGAGCATCTTTATCGTATTTGTTTCCATAAACAGCTTGAAATTCTGGCGACATTACAAAATCTACACGACTCATTCCTGCTGCATCTGCTGCTGCACCAATAACTCCTTTGTCTCTAAAAGAATCATAGTTGCCTTTGCTTCTCATAACTAAACTTTCCATAGCTTCTGCCATAGACATTGTTGCAGAATCAGTCATTTCATCATCAGCCATTATTGTGCCATCTTCCATTACATGGAATCCTTCTGGTACTTTTGTAATACCTTCTTCTTCTCTTAATCTTGTCATTGCTTCATCAGAAACAGTATCACCAGTAAAGTCATAATCTACTAATTCACCATCGACTTCAATAGCATATTGTTGTTCTTGTTCTGTTAACAAACTTCCATCTGTACCTCTATTGCCTTGTAAATTACGACCACCATCCATAGACGGGTCAGTCTGAGGATTGCGAACCCTCTTGGCTTTAACTACTGCAACATCTGCTTTAGCACTTGCTATCTCAGCTTGTAACTCTGCCATAGTTTTATTTAGTTCTTCTAATCTATCTTCTGGGTTCATCTTTATCTCCTAATTAATATATTTTAAATTTACTTTTATTGTCTGGCTTTCCATATCTAGGGAAACCAACAAAACCTAACACTGCTTTTTCAAACATCTTGTAACCAACAGGAACATCATCATCTGTTAATGCTTGTTTAAATGGACTAATTGATATTGGTGTTACTTTATTTCCAAACCATGTTGCCCAATCTTTAGGGTCTGCCTTGTTAAAAGTAGGCCCTGTGATACTACCACCATGTTTAAGTGATACCCATTGTTTACCAAACATAATTTCCATAGCTGCTTTAGGTAAAGAAGCACCTTTATTTAATGCTGTATGCATAGGGCTAGTTACCCAATGCATAGGCTCTGCAATCTGTTTAGATATAACTAACTCTTCACCATTTCCTAATGGCAATCTACCTGTATACCAAAAATCTTTTAAATTAAACTCTTGTCCTTCATCAGCAAAAGTCTTATGTATTACATAAGCAAACATAGATGTTGACACACCTGCTCTAAACATATAACCCATGTACATATTCCACTCACCCATTTCTTTTGCAGTTAATTTTTTACCTGCTAATACTTTTGAGCCTAAATTTTTAGTCATGCCTAAACCTTTAAATCCAATATTAATATTAGATATAGTCCAGTCTGGCGATAACAATAACCAATTAGATAATGATTTTTTAGTAGGTGTTGCTGCCATTGCAGCCCATTGATAGAACACACCTTTAGGATTACTAGCATTTTCTATTGCTAATTGTTCCCATTGTAAACTTAAAGCGTTAAAATTTTGTCCACCATAAGCATCATTTGCAAATTGTGCTGCCATTAATCTTGCTTGTGGCTCTGGTATTTTTGTAGTACCTTCTTCTGGTGTAAGGAATCTTTCTATACCCCTAGCTTTTCCACTCATTAGTCTTTCTTTCATTGTAAGATAAGTAAACATTTTAGAATGGTCGTGTATACCATCCCATGTAATTCTATCTACCATGTCTTGAAATTTACCAAGTGGTTTAAGCCTTCTGTCTAAAAAATCTTTAACTGTTCTGTAACCAGCGTTAGTTAATTCATTTGTTTTAGCACTACCAATACCTAATCTAGCTTCTACTATTTCTCTTATCATTTCTGCGTGTACAAAATCACCTTTAAGGTCTACTAAATCACCATCCATATTTCGTACTTTTATAACTTTACCATTGTTATCTCGCATTACTGCGTTTAAATCATATCTTGCATCTAAAAATGCTTTAACTTTTTTACGAGTTGCTATGCCTTCTTTAGTAAATCTATGTGTTAAACCACCAGCATAAATTCCAGATAAAAGTAATGCTTGAGCATGGAACAAAGAAGCTGATAATACAATTCGTTTCATTGCATTATTTAATACAGCAGCTTTACCAGCAAATCCTGTACTTCCTATACTTGGAGAATAGAAATCTTCAATTGCTTTTTTAATTAATGGGTGTAATAATTTACCTTTTAAAGCAGGCATTTCACTTGCTCTATATCCATTAGCTCTTGCAAGTTTAGCATCAGCAACATTAGCAATATCTACTGATATACCAATAACATCATTACCAATTCTGTACCCAGTACCATCCATATGTTTAACAATTTCTTTACCAGCTAGAATTTTTTGTAATGACTGTGTATAACCAGCAATAATTTTAACAGGG